CAATAAATCTGTTCCAGTATATTGTTGAATCCAAATATCTTGCGCAATCTTCACGAATGGTAATAGTTTATCGTAATCGATGTTACCATCTAATGAAGTGTATTTAGCAATATCTGTTTTATTTATGAGTAATGCTTCAGCCATAATCTATTTATTTAAATTTTTAATATAATCAGGGTGATGTCCTTGGTATGGCATATCAATTGGAGCTTTTTTAGAATCCGCATTACCTCTCGGTCTTGGTGCATATGATTTAGGTATGCTTCCAACCTCAACAGATGAACTCAAAGCTTTATCTTCTACATATGTTCCATCTGTTTTTTTCTTAAGTCTGTAAAGTGTTTCCTGCCAAAAATGACCACATTTAACGCCACCTTTGAAACGAAATAAATCATATGGTTGTCCCTTATGTCCTAATTGTTTGTTTACACCCTCTCTACTTGCTTTATCAATGTCCTCTAAGCGATAAACTACACCGCTATTTGTACGCAACATCATTTGTTTACAAAAACTTCTTGAGTTTGGTTTTGAATATCTTTCTGAATATTGATATCTTACCTTATAAACACTTTTATCTAAGTTTGACTCTCTACTTGGCTTTGAAGTTATGACCTCAGCTAATTTAGTGTAAAGGTCTTTTTTGGGCTTAATAAGTCTATTTGCCCAATCTTCAATAGGCTCGTTATCTTCTTTGAATTCACGTGCATCAACTAATTCCCATTCATCACTTACAATCTCTCCATCTAACACATCTAAATAAGCTAATAGCTCATCATGATCATCTTGTTTAGACAAAGTTTGTAATTCTGAATTACTTGCCTTAAATGGATTCAAAGATTTAAATGCTAAATCTAAATTAATATCGTTAACTCTAAATATTTTCTTTAAAGAGTCAATTATCAATTGTTGTTTGGGCTTGATAACCATGTTTTCGTACAAAGTGAAAGAATTTTGTAACTCATCAGCATTTGCACTAAATCCAGTCGTTGTAGCAATACCAAATATTAAAGGACTAACAACGTTATGACCTACCATTATTTTAGTACGACACTCTTCGCTTAGATAAGCATAATGTTCAGGTGCATCGTTTAAAGGTACACTATCAATTGTTGTCTTTGTTGCTTCGTTATCATTGAAAGATACTACTAACTTTTTACCTGTTGAACCTGTTAATTGGTTCATTATTCTATTAGTAATGTCGTCTTTTTCTTGGTCCGCAGGTTGCCCATTGTTGAAATTTAGTACTGTTGTTGGACTAAATCCGTTAGTTACCTCATTTATAAGGTATTCTGCTATCTTTTCCTCTAATACAGCATAATCCAATGCACCTTGATAATCTACATAGCTAAAATATTTCATCCCAACGCTATAAGGTTGGATAGTTAATATTTCAATCTTTTCTTTTGATGTTCCAAAAACAGGGAATGGTTTAGGCTTGAACTTCTTAACGTCTTGCCAATTATCTGAATAGTATTGTGTAACTATTTCCCCATCTTCATTACATTTTGCAGGTCTTAAAAGTTGTTGAGGTATGTGAAAAATCTCAATAACTTTATCATGCTTATCATTGTAATGAACTTGCAAGCTTCCTTGACCTAAAAGGTACAAATCAATAATCAGTTTTTTTAGTTCTTCTTGTGAAATAATGCTAATAACATTCGCCCAGTCCTCAGGTTTCTGATAAGAATCTTTAGCGTACAGTCCCTCACCATAAATCAACTTGCAAATATTGTTTATTATAGCGTTGTTTGTTGCACTATTTAAAAACCTTTCTATTAAGAATTGATAGTAGTTATTATCTTCACCATAGTTAACCCAATCTTCTCTCTTATCTTCGCTTATTTTGGGTTGTACATATGCGCTTAGTTCAATGACTTTATTCGAAAATTGTAAACTCATTAGTTGTAGTATTTTGTGTATAGTAATTTTTATTCAATGAATAATCATCTTCATTTGCAGTTGCTAACATCAAACCCTTATAGTAAATAGGCTCTGTTAATGTTGTGTCATAAAGCTCTATTCTGTAAATATGTCCTTCTTTTAATTTAGAATAAGAAAAAGTAACAGTAGTGTAATAACTTCCAACCGCAGAAGTAACATTTACCACATCAGTTATATTTGTTTCTTTATCCGTTATTCGCAACCTATTCACAGAAGCTCTCGGACTAATTATGAAACTTTGCGTTGTTGTTATTGGTTCAACTATATTCATACATTAATAACCATTTAAAACAAATTTGTTTCAAACAAAAAAACCCCACCATAATAGGCAGGGTCTAATCGTATTAATTTTAATTAATCTACTAAAGAATTGTCAGTCACTAAAGTGCTTTCTCTAAATACTTTTATAAAGTTATCAGGATTTATCTGACTTGGTAAAATAGGTGAAGTAATTAAAAGATATTCATTTGTTCCATAAAGAAATGGAGCAGGTTTCAACTCTTCACTTGTCAAAGTCAAAGTATATCCGTTATGGTCTTGTAAAGCTCCGCCCGATGTAATTGTTCCTCCCGTAACTTCAGCACCAAATTTTAACCCCATCAAAAAATACTGATTGTTATTATTTTCAACTACGACTCTAACTTTTCCGTATGCTAACAATTTCAAGTATTTATGTGTTGTTGCGTCTTGTTTTTTAAGCTTAATATTTAGCACTTGTTGAAATACAGTAGTACCATTATTGCTATCACTTAAAACATTCTCTACATAACTATTTTCATTTGCTTTTAACTCGAATTTATACAAGTTAGTTACATCGTCAATAAAACAAATTGTATCACCTAAATAAGGAGGGATAACTTCTAATCCTGTAAAATTGTTTTCAGGTAAATCTCCCATAAATGTTGTCGTAGGTTCTTCGTTGAAAAAATATACATTCTTCAACCCTCCAAGGCTATCCTTACATGGTTCTGTACGTCCTATAAGCAGCTCACAACTCATGACTAATCAACTAAAGAATTATCACTAATAACAGTAGCAGAAGCAAATAAAGTTGCTAAGGTAGATTCAGAAGTACAATTCAAGAAAGGCGCAGGCATTCTTTCCTCACCACTTAGAGTTAAGGTGTATCCGTTATGATCAACTAAGGCTCCGCCACTTGTAATAGTTCCTCCTGTAACGTCCATCCCTCTGTCTAAACCTGCTAAAAAATATTGTCCTGAATTGTTTTCAACTACAACTCTAACTAAACCATAAGCTAACAATTTAAGATATTTATGAGTAGTCGCATCTTGTTTCTTTAATTTTAAATTTAAAGCTTGTTGAAATACAGTTGTACCATTGTTTCTATCAGAAACGATAGTTTCAACATATGTATTTTCGTTTGCTTTAAGTTCAAATTTAAACAATTGAGTTACTCCAGTAGCACTTAAAATAACGTCCGTAGCCTCTACTGGTGTAGTGTCAAACGTTGCAACAGGTACTGTATTAATAAAGTAAACATTCTTAAGACCACCTACTGAATCTTTACACGTTTCAGCGCGTCCTATTAAAATTTCACAGCTCATATTTTTATATTTTTAAAGTTCAAAAAAAAAGGGCGGTGTTTTTTGCACCACCCTAATTACAATTAGTTAATATTAATTTGCGGAGTTTGTGATTCCATATGTAACAATCTCCTCAGCGTTTACATAGTTAACAGCCATTCCTGCACGCATTACAAATCTTACGTTTTGGTCTCCTAAAATTTCAGATGTATCAATAACCTTAATTTCGTTCAAATCCGACATTAAACCAGCACCAAAGTAAAGGTTGTCGATAGTTGTAGCAATAGCAGTGTTTGCAGCTAATCCATTTGCAACGAATAATTTTACACCATCAAAGTAAAGGTCATTCATCATAGAATACCACTGTGTCCCTTTATTATCGTAACCTGCTGAGCCTAAGCCACTTGCCCCAAAACCGCCGAGCGCGCGAACATAGGCACGGGCTACACCTTGAGGAACATAAATTCTTAAATCTTCTCTACCATACAATGCAGCAGGAATAGCATCAACTATTTTTCCTAATTCAGTAATTACTGTAGAAGCAGCAGAAATTGCAGAAGATCCAGCGATTTCTTGTGCAGTTGGTAAATTAGCATCCGCAGCAATTAAAGTTGCAATACCATCAACTTGACCAGCAGTTGCGTTAGCACCTCTCCAGATTGAAGTTTCAACATCAGCTGATACCTTATCAGCCATATAAGCTAAAAAGTAATCTTGGAAAGATTTAGGAAGTACTTTATTAGCACTAAATCCCATTTCAGCAGATTGCCAAGAAGTGATAAAGTTTGATTTACACAAATTAACATTCACTTGGAATTGTTCCAATGTTAAAGAACGTTCTGTAATAGTTACAGTTGACGTAGGGTCAAAATCACACGTTGCATTTTTTAAAAGACCATCAGTCCCTAATTTATGCAAAATTGTTTTGTAAGGAATGTTAGGTAAAATTGTCATACCTCCATTCGCTAAGGTATTTCCGCTTAATAATGCAGCAGATACCCATTTTGCAGATGATTCACCTGCGTAACTTGTCGTTAATGATAAACTTGTAGCCATATCTTTTTTGTTTATTTGTTATATATTCTTTCTAAAATTTTATCTAATCCACTCATTGGAGCTTTAGGAGTCAAATCAGTCCAATCCATAGGAGTTGTATTTTCAGGATTGTAAGAAATTGGTTTAACCTCTTCATGTTTTGAAAATTCAACTGTGTCCGTAGGTTGTTCTTCAACGTACTTTTCAGATTTCAAATCGATAATTTCTTTTTTCAAATTCTCTACCTCATCAATCAAAGCTTTAATCTCTTCAGAAGAAAAATGATATTCTTTAGATTCAACAACTTTTTTAGGCTGTGCTTCTACTTGTTTAGTTTCTGTCGATGCTTCAACTTCTACCTCTACTTCTTGCTCTGCTTGTTTTTCTTTAACCTCAGCAATTACACCCTCTTCTGTAACTACTAATACCATTCCGTTTTCTAATTCGTATTCAGCAGGATCACCATTAGGACCAGTTGGTAATGGTACCATTTCACCATTTGCACTTAAGACTTTAACGGAATAACCAGCCTCGAATTTATCAGCTTCCAAAGTTGCACCATCAACTAACTTCATTTGCTCTAACTTAACCTCCATTCCAAGGTAAGTCTTGAGCGTGTTTATTGCTTGTAAAATTTCTGTCTTCATAACTAATTAACTATTGGTTTAAATTTCGTTGCCGTTTACAAAAGTTTTAGGTGTAATTGTGTGAATTATCTCAGCAGTTGATAGCTCTGATACTTGATAAATTCCTTGTGCTATTGTGCTACCGTTACAACATTCTTTTTTGTATGTACCATCTTCACATAAGCAAGCTTGTTTTCCTCCTTTTCTACTTGCAGGAGCTTTTACTTTCTTTTCCATTTTATATACTTTTTAAAAAATCCTTAATTAATTCTAACTCTTCGTCAACTTTTGACAATTGGTTTAATCCATCAAATTTGCCCTCTATTGAAAATCCATTATAAGTACCATCTTTGATACCTTCTAACACCTCATTGTTTTCAATCTTAGCCTTTATCACCCAACTACCTTTTTTTGCGTTTAGGTTGTATAAATTAGATTTATCTTGTTTCTCGTCTTCAACTATCCAACTTTCAAAGAATGTAACTCCATCCGTTTTAACTTCATGATCTAAAGTGGCACTTTTGGAATAGTTGTTTTTCATCCAAAGCAATTGCGTTTGCGCTATGGTTTCCTCTGAGAAATAAATATTAAATTTCTCCCCATTCATCATGCGAAGTATTCTTTTGTTAGGCACTAATACCAAACCTACAACTTCACGTTTTAATTCGTCAATTACTTTGAACTGAACGTCTATTTTTGACAACAAAATAAACTCTTCCTCTATCGCAGGGCGGTCAACCAATGAAATTGCGAAAACTCCATCAATTGACTCATCAGATATTTTTAGCTCTACTTCTTTCATAACCTAATAACTATTTTAAAGCGTTGCGTTGCGTAATCTATTTCTGTCTAAAGATTGTTGTGTTGTTACCTCTCCACTTACTACATAAGCTTTAACAGGCTTATCACTTACTTGTTGTGTTTGGTTAGCCTCTCCAATTACGTTGAATGTAGGCGCTTGTATGCGTTCCTGTTGTTGCTGTCCTCCTGTGTTACCACCTCCAACGCTTGGTGTACTTGGTGTAAATGTAGATTGTTCAATTTTACGTATTTGAGCAATAGCAAAAGCACCCGCAACACCTGCTTCAATACCCCCTAATATAGGACCACCTATTGAACTTCCGTGTGCATAAGCTGACATCACTGCTTTATAACCATCCAAGACCGCTTGTGCTATGTCAAACGCTTTTTTAACTTCAAATGCTTTCTTTTGTTCTTCCTCTGTTTTACCTGCAAAGGCTTCTGTCAAAGCACCTAAAGCACTAAATGTACTTGATGCTATTTGTACTTTATTTAGTTGTAATTCTAAATCCTTTTGTGCTTGTTCTTTTCTGTACTTTTCGTTAATCTTTGCAAGGTCGTTTGTTTTAGCAATTTCGATTTCTGCAAGTGCTTCAGCGTTACCCTCTGCTAATGATTGCAATTCAAAATATTTATCATTTACTGCTGTTAATTCTAATTGCTGAGCTGTTAACGTTGCATCATAATTAGCCTGTGTTATTTGTGCTAATCTTTCCGCTAAATCGTTCTCTGATTTTATTCTATACTCATTTGCTTTGTTTCTTGCATCTTCTTCAATTAACCTTTGTTTTTCAGCGTATTTTTTGTCAATATTTTCTAAATCTCTTTTTTCTTCTTCTTTTAATTTAGTCGTGTCAATTTTAAATTTTTGAGCTTCTGCGATTAGTTCTTCATACTTTCTTTTTACTCCAATCTTTTCACGATCTTGCTCGCTTAGTAGTGCATCACTTTGTTCTTGTTCTAATAACTTTATTTTTTTAAGTACGTCTTCACGTGCTTTTAAATATTCTTTTTGTGCATCTTGTTTTTCTTTTGCTCTTGCTTTTGCCTCGTCTGCTGCTGCTTTACCATCTTCAATTTCTTGACGATTCAACATTTTGCGCTGCTTATTTAATTTAATTCCTGTTTGTGCATTTTCTGTTTCAGCTTCATTCAATGCAATGGTTAAATCTCGAAGCTCTTGTTTAGATTTCTTTTCTGCTTGACCTCCTAATGCTTTTGCTTTTGCTGTTGCTATATCTAAATCAACTTTAGCTGTGCGTACTTTTTCCGCAGCACTTGCCTTTTCTGCTTTTGTAACCTCTTCTAATGCTTTCTTTTTTTCTTTTAAAGATGCTGTTTCATCAGTTAATGTTTCACGAGATTGAACCAATAATTTGTTGATTTCAGACTCTCTAACTGCTTGCTCTTTTTTAGCTTTATTATTTGCTTGTTGTTCCTTTTCTAACTTTCTAATTGTCGCAAAAGTAGTTCCATCAATAGCCTTTGATAATTGGTTGAATGAAGTTGTTGCCTCTTTATTTGCGTTCTTCATTGCAGCCGCAGCACCTTTAAAATCTAAGGTTATAAATTTTACCGCAGCTTCAACCAAATATGCAAAGCTTCTTGTTAATCCAAAAATAGCGTCTTTTAATTGCGTGCCAACTGCATTTATACCCTCCCATACTGCTGCTATCTCTTTACCTATCTTTACGTTTGATTGGAATGCTTCATAAATAAATTTTAACGCTACAACAATACCCGTTATGATAGCTATTACAGGATTAGCAATTAATGCTTTTAAAGAGTTTGAAAAACTATTTGTTGCACCTTCAGCAGCTTTTAAACCTGGCACTAAACCCGTAACTACATTTTTAATGTCAGATAATTTCGTTGTTTTTTTAGATGCTGTTTCCGAAGCATTCCCTAAATCTTCAACTGCTTTTTTTGCACTATCTGTATTTTGTGTTAATACTTTTAGATTTTTGGACGTCTTATCTAAATTATCCTTAACCTCAATCTCTATAACTTTCTTAGTTGCCATTCTTATAAGCTTTACTTAATAACTTTCTTTTTTCTCTCTTGTACGTCTTCTTAATAGAATAGTCTAACTCATTGCGACCTTTGG